GGGTTCCCATTCCCAGCCCCTACAATCAATTAAAATAAAAGAAACAGGAAATACTACACCTAATTTAAAGGAATAGGGAATATAACCTTTTTCGGCTTACCGAATACAATAGTATCAGCGATCTTGACTTGAAACTTCTTATTAATCCATTTCTTAGTTTCTCTGCCCCAAACCTTCATAAGCTCTTTTAAAGCTGTATTGCTTGGAGTATAAATCAAATCATACTTTCCGTTATTCACTAGAAAGTTGATAACTCGCTTGACTTTGCCTTCTTGGCTCTTGATCTCTTCATACTTGCCTTCATCCTTAAACTCGATTATATCGCCTTGCTCGCTATTCTCTGCACTCAAATATCTATCTTGAATTTCCATGCTTACCCTCCCTTGCTTGTAGTTTAGTAATTGCGAGCTCATACTTAGGCATAATTAGAGCGATCGTTGTTGCTTTAAACTTCAAACACGGATTACACCATAAAGAATAAACCTCTTTCCCAATCTCCTTATATTGGTTTTCTATCTCTGCTAGCCGTCTTAATTCCTTCTCTAATTGCTCTTTAGTCTGTTTCTTTAAAATGCTCATCTTTACTCCCTACAATCAAACTCCCTGCTCCCTGCGATCCAAACTTTTTAATTAACTCGCTATTCACTCTCTCTAACTCGCTCACATCTAGGCCTAGTGCCTTTATATCCCATGTATAAACTCCTTTTGTGCTCACGCTTAGCTTGATATACGGGCTATCGATGTTTATCTGTCTTGGCTCTTCGCTCATTCTCTCCACAACTCCCTTATAAGCACTACAAACAAGAGAGGAATACATACGCCCAATAGTCCGCACAACACGCCCTCTAGCTCACTCATTCTGCAAGTCCTCTCCTCTTTTCTTATCCAACGGGGTTATCTCTTCTGTCATTTCTTCACCTTGTAGCCACAATTAGGGCATGTAACATGGGCTAGCTTGCTTTTAGTTCTCCACTTGTATTTGCACTTAACGCAGATTACTTTTATCATATAGAATTAAGGTAGTGGTAGTATATAAACCTTTCGGTTTAGAAAATAGTCTTCCAACTATCGCCGATGTTTATCTTCATAGAAGTTACATCTTTCCACACATCGCCTATATTGATTTTTATTGCGCTTACATCTTTCCACACATCGCCTATGTTAATTCTCGTTGCTGGTGTATATAAAGCATAAAAAGCTATTAGTTCGTCATTTGTTGCACTTGGAGTTCCGAAAGGATCTGCTAAAGTAGTTTGAGAAGTCCTTGCAGTTCTTCTGCCCGCCCCCGCTGAAGAGTCTGTATTTGTCGTCGTTACTAAATTATCTAATTGCACAGCAACCCAATATATCGTGCCTGCTGTTATTGGGATATTCACTGCCGATGTTTTCCAACCGCTTGTAGTTCCTTTTGCATTTGTTCTGCTTTCTCCGCTTAAAAGTTCTGCAGGAAGACTTATTGCCCCATTTCCATTATCAGCATAAAATCCAACCTCAAAATTTCCATCTTCACTCGCAGTATCACACCACCAACCAATCTCAGTAACTACCCCATTAGCTGGAGCTGTAAATTTTCCCGCCCTTGTTCTGCTATCTTGTGGGATAACTGTGCCATCAGGATCTGCTGTTGGTTTTACTTTCACAAATCCGCAGTTTGTCCCATCTACAAGTGCCATTATGCCGTGTATTTCACAAACAGCGTTCCCTCTGTTGTTGTGCTCGCTGTTGGCGGATCTCCTGTTCCATAGCAAACATTAACAACCTCGTCTGTTGCTGCCGTTCCATGATCTCTCGCTGTTAGCATGCTTGCTTGCATATCTAAATTTGTAGCCATAGCTGATCCTGAGCTATCAAAAATAGCCAATATAGTCCAATTAGATCCTCCGTCTGTTGAACTTTCCAAAAATAAATATGGAAAACCTGCGACTAAATCTTTATTTTTAAATCTATAAATCTTATTTGTTCCGCCATAAAACCGCAGCTCTTTTGTATTTGTTTTTTCAGGTATGCCTGAGTGATTAGGCAATATCATACCCGACGCTATTTTTGCTGGGAGTGCAGGGCTTTTTCCTTTTAATTCTTTAATTACTTTTTGTTCTCCTGTCATGTTATTCCCTTTCTCTGTTCTTTAGAAATAAAACTTTTCTCTGTTGGGATTAGGTTTTCTTGATGTCCTGTCTGGCTTGTTGTTCCTGCTGTTAGCCCATCTGTAAAAGGCCAATCTGTTCTTAATTCTTTTTCTCTTATTGTGTTTGCCATATAAAACTAAAGAAGTCTAACTTAATAAAACTTATGCTGCTTGGATTACATAAGCATATCCCATATTATCATGTAAAGCTATGCTGACCTTATCAGCTACAACAGGCACTCCTGTTGCGAAAGTTAGTCTGCTGTCAAATTCAGAAGCTACACCTAAAACTATATCGCCTGTCGCTGTTCCTGTGTCGTTTCCTAATCCAGCGTCGGCATAATCATCTTTCATATCCCAGTGATCCTGCAAATATGTGCTGTCATCACTCAAAGGGGTGCCGTTCATGTCTGCGATTATTTCAGCATTAGTAAGTGCTTTATTCCAGTATTTCACGTCGGAGATATAGCCTTTAAATTCGTGTGTTGTTGTGCTATTGCTCGCTAACATGCCGATTGTTAAAGTATCGATTCCGCCTAATTGATCGTTTATCCACTCATCTACATCTGTTGATACATCATTAGTAGCGGCTCTTAAAACTCCGTCTATATAAAACTTAGGGCCTGTTCCCCCTGCTGCCTGAACACAAGCAACATGATGCCATTTGTGTAAAGATAATCCTATTGCGTCCTCTTGTGCTGTCACTTGATCAACTCCGCCGTCGGAGATTGTGCAAGTTAATAAACCTGCCTTTACTGCAAAATCAATAAACTCGTCTGCGTTTGTATCATTAAAAGCTACAATAGTGCAAGCTGTTTCATAAGATGGTATCATAATCCAAGCTGTAAATGTTCCGTTTGCGTCCTCTGCGGCTTCTCTTGCCACTCCTGCCCCTGCTGCAGTAATAACATCATCTGTATCTCCGCCAAGAAATCTTGCACATGCTCTTGCTGGATATAATCCCCCTCTAATTGTGTATTGATCTGTTGTTGCCATTTTAAGCTGGTGCAGAGATGTCTGCGTTTATTATTCCCTGTCTTGCTAACTCCCTTATAAGTGTTCCAAGAGTATCTGCGACAACGCCAAGAGTTTCTGTGTCTGCGTCCATGTCTGTATCTGCATTCCAATTAGTAACAGTAAATGTTGTAGTTTGAGAGCTTCTATCTCTCTTTATAGAATTAACAACTGCCATCAATTAATTACATCAGTTATAACATAAACAGCGTAAGGATTAGGGCGGATTGCTTCACCCTCTGCCCATACTCTGACAGTTTTGCCGATGCCCTCATCATTTACGATTGCAGAAGTTAAAGGCATAAATTCTTTCCAGATTACTGCCTTGTCAGGAATGAAACAAGTTACTTGATCAGCTGTAGCTAATTGAGAAACAACTATCTCAAAGCCCATCAATTCCATAACTTTTCCTGATGTTATTTTGTCACTTGAAAATGCAGGTATAGATGAGCCTTTAACATTAATAAGCCATCTTACAAGCCACTTATAATTGATTGGATCCATATAAGCTACTTTCTTTCCCATATATCCATAAGTTCTGAAAGATAAGTCTGCGTTCAATAAGTCTGTAATTGGATCTCCGTCTGCATCTACATTCCAGCCGTTCCCTGTTGCGGCTGCTGTGCCGCAACCTGCTGCTGTCATAACTGTCTGTATTCTTGCATCAATTTGATAATTAACTATTCTTGCTGCGTCTTTAATCATGTCAGCCCATACATCTGGATCACAATCGTTTATATCTTCTATTGAAATCATAGGAGAAGCTGCAAAATATTTCTTTACATAGCTTGTTGTTCTTGTATAGCTTGGCTCTACTGCGACAGGTAAAGACTTGCTTGAGGTATTTCCTACAAGTGTTCCTGTTACGCCTGTTGTATTTGGCTCTGTTAAAAATCCTGCTGTCTTGCTATACCATCTTAACTCTCTTGCATTTGCCTTTATAACTCTGCAATAATTTTTAAGAATTATACCTTCTTCAGCAAAACCCTCTACTAACTTATTAATATCAATTCCTCTTATGTCAGCCATAGCGCTTGAGTCTGCCATCTTAAGCCCCTAACTCCATTAAGAAAGTTTGCCCATCTGTTGCTGTTTCAAGTGCTTTTCCGAATTTATATCCGACTTCATCGTCAAGAGAAGTATAATCTGCAAATTCGTTCTTAGCTTTTATAACTTGATCTTTTCCTGCTGTTGTTGTTCCGTTGCTTTCAACTTTAAAAATTCCTCTTCTATAAACTGCTATCTTTGTTTTTCCGTCATTAGCAATTTTTTCCTCTGCTGCAATTCCGCCAAATAAATCATTATCAGCTGAAGTTAATGCTACTGTGAAAGGATCAGAAAGTGCAAGTGCATCGCCCTTCTCTATTGCTGCTGCGTCTGAAACTATCATAGGGATAGGTTGTTCTAATTCAAAAACTAAAACTGCTGGTGCGTTTGCCATAGAAATAATATATACAGCAAGTATTTAAATGTTTCTAATTATTCGGTTAAACGATTAGTCTTGGCTCTCAAGATATTTTAATGCGTTCTTCTCGAGTTCTGTGCTTAATTCCATCTGTAAAATTCTCTCTTTTACAAGTTCTATCGTCTTTTTCACTAAAGCCTCTCGTGGATTTTCTGCAATTTTTAAACCCAACTCTTTATCTTCTATCATTTTTTTACTCCCATAATTCTATCTGCATATTCTTTCGGCGTTTCTTCTCTTTTTATTTGAGGCATCTCTCCAGCAGTTATTCCTTTAATCTGTGAATCAAATAAAATCTTTTTCAACTCGTTTGTCTTTCTGTCAATCACGCCCTCTATGCTCTTAACTTCTTCTTTTTTTGCTTCAATTTCTTTTAAAACTCTTCTTTGCTCGTCTAATCCTGCCTGTATGTCTTGCTTTCCTTTTGTAATGATCTCTATTTCTTTTACTCTATTTATTGCGTTAGTAGCTTCTTTGGTTACGCTTTCTATATCTCCATTCATTTTCCACCCCTCATAACTCTCTCTGCATACTCGGCAGGAGTTTCTTCTTTTGGCTTTTGCTCTTGCGATTTGCCCTCTGACTTCCCGCCTAGCGTTTCATACGCTTTAAGCTCTTCAAAGCGTCTTAGATTTGCCTCAAATCTATCGTTCTCTGCTTTTAATCTATCCGCAGCGTCATGAGCTCCTTGAATTATAGGCGTGCTAGTTTGCTCTTCCATGAATTAATGAATACTACCACCTTTATATACTTTTCTATAAGAAATTAAATAAATATCTAGAATACTCTTTTTTCTCTCCGTCCCAATACTCCTTAAACTTCGTAATAATTACAATTACGGCAGCTAATACAGCCAATCCTACGCCACCCCAAGTAATAGTTCCGCTCGTAAGAGAGCCAAGCAAAATAAGAATACCTGCGATTAAAGAATTTATAAGATTATAACAGATTTCAAACTTGTTTTCTTTGAAAGGATTTTTGCTTCTTCTTTTCTTAGCCATTTTATTCTTCTGTAAAATCCTCCAAAAGCATAAAATTTTTAGATGGATTTGGGTTTAATAAAGCTACTTGCATCTCTCTAATTAAAAAATCTCTTGATCCGCCTGAAGAGTAAAATAATTCATAACGTTGTAACTGCTCTGTTCCGTCTTTAGAAAGCCATTTATTTAAGCTCCTACTTGTCTCTAATTTTAGATCCCCGTATTCTGTCTCTACGAGTGCTAATTGTTGATTAAATGCCGCTAAATTATTTATTGCATTAGCGGGGTTTTGATTAGTATCAGTTATAAGAGCTCTAAGATTTCTCTCTGCTTTCGTCACGCTTTGTCCTTTTGCTGTAAGCTCTCCGCCTAATTGTCCTCGAAGATTAGATATAAATCCCGATAAAAATCCGCCTATCGCTCCTGCCGTAGCTCCTATTGCTGCTCCTGCTGGGACTGTTACAGGTGCAGCTGGTCCGCCTAATAATCCTATACCCGCACCTGCTGCTGCAAACCTAGCGGCTTCGGGAGCTATTGCTGTTAGCCCTGCCCCTACTGCTTGAGACACGTCGGGACTTGTTGCGATTGGCTGGTTTACATCTATATCTCCAACCTGTTCAGATAGAATTATTCCTTTTCTAATTTGCTCTTTTTTTGCTGCTACGTCGCTGGCTTCTACTGCACCTTCGGGGAGTGCGGTTTTAGCTTCTTCTGCTTTAGATATTTTTTCTACGTCTGCGGGATTTACTCCAAGCAACATTCTCCCATCAGGCAAAATTACTCCGCTAGGAGCTCCTGAAACTAACTTGCCTGTTTCATCTATTACGCCTGTGCCTTCTCTTAGCACTTGCGTTTTCTTTTCTTCGGGTATAGTGATATTAGGAAACGGCTTACTTTGAGGCAATAAAACTTCTCTAAGAGGACTGGGAATAGGAGGATTAAGTATTTCTTGTATTGGTTTTTTCTTTTTTTCTGCCATTATTCTCTGCTTTGATTAACCTCCATATCTTTCGGCTGAAAGCCAATCTGACTTGTGTTTTTAGCTTCATTAGTTTGAATGTTGTCTTGCAGGCTTGGCGGACGATTAAACTTTATTCTTATCCCGAGCTGGTTCCAAATATCCGCCTCTAAAAGCAACTGCCTAAATGTATAAATTGGCTCAAAAATTAAGTAAGAAACCTTGCTTGATCCCTCGCTTAATCCGTCAGGGCTGGCAATCACTTTAGGAATACCGACGGCAAGATAAAAGTAATTTTCGAGTGATTGGATCCATGCGATCGGATCCTGCACTTGTATCTGATCGTTCTTAAACTCTACCGTGCCTTTTGGCACAACTAAAACCTCGCCTTTCTGTATTGCGTCCTTGTATTGCACAATAAAAGAATTTCTTTTAGTAGCGTCATCTGTATCTATTTCTACAATCCTAACAGGCACTACATTCCTATGCAAGAGCACCCTATAATCTCGTCGAGCTTCTTCTATTGCGTCGATTACCCACTGACAGCATTCAACCACGCTTGTGCCTCTCTGCTCGTCTCCTATCCTATCGTTGCATATGTGAAAGATCTCATACGGCTGGAACTTTTTATCGCCGTCTGCTGTAATCTGCTCATATCTTTTAATAATTCCTTGTTTGTTCAAAATAATCTTCATTCTTTCTGCACTTATAGGTTTTAAATTAACTAATCTGCCGTCTACCCTTACTATCTCTGCAAAACTATCGCCAACTACCATACTCATCACTTGCATATTCCATAAGATAGAGTGTATTGTATCTTCTCCCCATCCTTTTAAGTGATCTAAATCCACTTGACTTTTAGGATCAGTAGAATAACCTTTGCCTACAACATATAAAGAAAGCGTGTCTATTGCTTTTTTCAGCTGTCCGTATTTCTTGTAATACCCTATATATTTCTCTGCGTCTGGAAATGAAACAACAACCTTATCTCCTTCTGTATGCTCTAAACTCTGACTTGAAACAGAATAGTCCGCCATCTTAAATGCGTTGCTACCTGTGTGCCTTTCTGCTATTGTGCTTTTTGTTACATCGAGCTCTGCCATGTTATAAGTCTATCCTGAAAGGGATACTCATTATTAAATCTGTTGTTAAAGTATACGCCGCGGCATTAGGATTGTTTGGGCTATGAAGCAATAAAGCGGCTGTATTTGCAGCCATAGCGGTATGAGCGTCTAATTTCACTCTCAAAATCTCCCCTGCTTTAAAGTGCTTTTCAGTAAGAGCAATCTTAGTAACGCATATTCTAGTAGCAGATCCCGAGCCCGCATTTACTCTTAATGTTTCGCTAGTTATTGAAGAGCTGATTGCTGTTTCTGTGCTCCCGT